TCTATCTATTATCTCCTGAATTTTAATTTCATTCTCAATAGTGTTTTTATTTTTAGAAGTGTTCAGACTAATGCTACCAAATAAAGACTCTATAACTGAGTTTATTAATTTATTAGTCTCAAATAGTTTGATGCTGTCGATATAGTCGTTATTTATGTCGGTCAACTTACTATCCTCATAATTTGAACTAGGTTTAATGTTTAAGGTATTATTATTACCGTTAGATGTGGTTGCATTTTGTGTGAATCTGATGTTTAGTATATCTTCACCTAAAGTCTGATTCCCCCAAGAACTAGTACCACCGTTGTCTTGTATTACTTCGTATAAGAAAGTATTGAAGTCAGTGCTGTTGGTCCCAGAGTTTACATCATTGTAAAGCAATTTACCAGCCCCTGAATTTGGGTTCACCTTAAACTTATCTAGTAAATCTACTCTATCGATTTCCAAAGTAATTCCATCCTGAACAAACGAATCTGGTAATGAAGGGTTAATACTACAACTAACGAGCGATTTTAAAGCCTCCTTAAGGGCCTTTTTAACATCTAACTCTATATCTTCTAGGTTATGGGTTAAAACGTCTATAAGGCCTTCCTTTAAAGGCTCAAAACCTATTAACGACTTAGTTAAGTCTAATAAGAAATCTAAACTGTTAGTTTCCTGTGAAATTGAGTCAATAGAATTTGTATTAGAGAATTTAGGGTAACCTTCTGAAGATACCCTTAAAGCCGCTATTTGAGCAAATATGTCAGATTTTTCTCTAGTAACATTCATTAAATCTTATTCTTTACTTTTAGACTCGTTAATCATTTCTCTAATCTTAGCAAAACTATCGTTAGATACTACTTCTGGATTATTATCTAAAGCGGTTTTAATTTCACCACTAAATTTAATAATATCACTTTGAAGTCTACCTACATCTAATTTAGTTTTTATTGCAGAATCTTTAACCTTTAAAGCATCAGTTTTAGCTTTGGCTACTTTAGCCCAATCATCTACATCTTCAGGTACCGAACCAACACCAATTTCATTAACGACCTTTTGAGCGTCAGTTATTTGATTACAAGCGTTATTGTAGACTTCTTGTAACAATCCTTGAAGAGAACTGTTATCATTTATTTTTATTTCTTGTTTTTTACTTCTAGGCAAAATCTTATATTTTTAATATTTGTTATACTTATTTAGGTTACCTTCATATATCATACCATTAATTTCCCTTGTAGTTGCCCACAATGGTTGTAAATTACTTAAAGCATTAATAATACATGTGTTTATTTATAAATAGATAAAAACTTTATTTTTATTAAATACCTAAAAAAAAAAAGATAATAATTATAAAAAACCCTTATCTATTTTATCAGCTTTAGTTAGCTCATATATTGTCTTATATCTCCGCATAGCAATCCTAATGTCTTTAGTTACTAACCCTGTGTATTCTCTAATTGTACTAAGTATGCTATTCTTATTGAATTTGGAACCGCCACTTAGTGACTCAAATAAAGTTTCCCAGTTTCCTAAAATAGAAATTAGAGCTTCGCCTACTTTACGTTCATTCTCTGTTAATTTCTTTTTACCCTCATCTTCGCCGTTTAACTCACTTTTAATCTCATCGCACATGGTATCTATTAAGTCGCTTAGCATATAATCGGTATCCGATAAATGGTAAATAAACTCGTCCTTTTCATGCACCTTATTAATTGATGACGTGAACTCCAGCGTCTGCCTCATATTCTTCTCATCTTTAATCAATAATCCTAATATATAGTTTTTACATATAGTTCCGTAATACGAGTAAGCTCTTTTACCTTTTTCTGGTTTAAATTTATCAGCTTTTAACATAAGGTAAGAGAGTGTGTCACCATGTAGGTTTTCAAAAGTATAAGTTTTCCTATATAATTTATAACGTCTAATAATAGACTCAATCATTGTATTAAAAGCAGCTCTTAAGTGCTTATTATAAATTTTATCTCTTTTAATAGGGTCTTCTTCATTCAAAAACCTAACAACGGCTTCCTCTTCTTCAGGGCCAAAATATAAACCTTTGATTCTTTTACGTCCTCTTTTTTTTGCCATTAAGATTTTTCTGTTTTTTCATAAAGGATATTTCTGTCATTGACGTGGAAATATTCTTTCTTAGCCAAAGATAACCACCATCTTGATTCATCTGGCGTTAACTCTTTTTTATAAGAGTTAAATAAGCTACCTTCTCTGTCATTTAGATGTTTATACCCTAATTTAGGGATAATCATCACTTTACATGAATTGAATGTAAACCTTAATAGGAATTCACTTATAAAACTCAATTTCATGCTTTCTTTAAGTCCACCGAATTCTTGATATGCTTCTTTTAACATGGCCATTCCATCCATATTAAAATTTTGATACCTCAATAGTGCAGCATTATCCAACACACCCATTTCATCTGAGAATTGAGATGCCCATACAGCTTCGTTAGTGAACCCAATAAAATTGCTTTGAGGGTCCACGTCTAATATTATTGGTAGAAATATTTGAGTGTCAGTATAAACTTCTCTATACTTCACAACGTTACTTACCCATTTTCCACTTAACTCATCGTCTTGCTCTAAAAAGATAAACCATTTACTTTTGCAATTTTCAACACCTAGATTCATTTGAGCTTGAAAATCAGTTGATTTGTCATGTTTAATAACATCAAAATTCAAATCGTAATTTTTCATTAAATCAGATAAAACACCATGGTCTTTATCGGTACCAACAACAAACATTACCGTATCTGGTTTTGTTTCTTGCATTGCTATCGACTTGATAGCATTATTAAGTAAAGTCTCGTCCACATTATAAAGAGGCGTGATTACTGTGATATCATTTTTATTTTTCATCTTTGTTTTCTTTTTCTTTTTCTTTAGTTATATCAATAAGTGCTTCAAACTCACTTCTTCTATTAGCAATTAGATTACCATATACACGTTTGATATTTTCAACTTGCTTATCTTCAGTGTATTGACCTTTAGATTTTTTAACACCTTCCATTAAGGTACTAGGTACATTATCTTCTAACCATACTCTCATGAACTCTGACACTAAATTAGGTATAGATAATTCGTTATTAGTCCAAACACCATTATCTTTCAAACTAATTTGTTGTTCATCCGAACTATCGTCTTCCATCCATTCAGGAATCATAGCAGGTATCTTACCTATAACAGGTGTGTCACACTCCATAGCTTCAATAGGGAATGTTCCAAAACTGGATTCATCATCAACCCATATAGCTAGACAAGACTCACCTAGTTGCTCAGCAAACGTTTTTCTAGGTAAACCTCTAAGTTCTCTAAACGTAATCCATTTATACATTGGATGTTGTAAGTAGAACGACTTAACCAATCTTAGTGCAGCTTTCTGGTCTCTAGTTACAATAGAGACAATCGGTTTTTTAATCTTATCAGTCGTTTTAAAGTACTCAGGTATTGACGGCGGTATGATATGAGTGTCGATACTTGGAAATAGGTCTTTGATGTACTCTGACTGTCTTTCAGATGTTGTGATTACATCAGTAAAGCCAAAGTTTAAATCCCACCTATTACCAATTGGTAAAAATTCTAAGATGTAAGAATAGGACTGTGAAAATACTATTTTCTTACATGGGAAGTCTTTTACTTGCTCCATTACGTTAGCAAAAATCTCAGGTACAATAATGTAATCTATTGCAACTAGTTTTAAATTTTGTTGTTCAATTGAAACGTGTGGTAGTTTAGCGTACTCTTCACCTAACCATTCTTCAACGCCATGATAGTCATCTTTTTCGTGTAATATATGAGCTTTATACCCTAAATCATTTAAGACTTTAACGTGCTCGTATATATTAGCAATACCAGCAGTTGGGTTACCTTTTGTATCCAAAGTAAAGAAATATAAACCAAAATCTTTATTATCAATTTTACTTATAAATTCTTTTACTTGTACTTGTTTTTTTTCGTTTTCCATTTTTTTAATCAATTTTTTTTAATATCTTATAAAAAATTAGAGTATTATACGCTAATTTAAATTTTACATCGGTTTTAATTAGATTATTAGACCCCAACATTTCATCATGTTCGTCACTTGTACCACCAGCCATTGAGATATCGTCAATGAAATTTCTAATTATTTCATATCTCACGACGTTAACTTCTTTAGTGGTAGGTTCAGCAGCTTCAATTATTTTCGTCTTTACCAATTCATTATCATAGTTATATTCTTTATCCACTGTTTTAAATACATTATCTTTTTGACCATCAGCCACAAAGGCATCTAACTTTTCAAAGTCGATGTAATATAAATCTCCAAATATTTTAATCATTATTCATTATTTTTTTAAATTGCTCTTCATTATTTATAAAATCTAATATTGATTCTAATGTATAATCAGACTCAGTATTTTCATTGTAAGTTGCTTCGATTTTAACTGAAATTTTACCTTCAGGTTTACTATCTAAAGCTACTGGGTTTGCTGTAACTAAAACATCTACATCATCCCATAATTTCTTAGTATCAAGTGCGAATTTAATGCTATTACCAGTAAACCCTAGTTTTGATAAAAAGAATAGTGTTGCGGGTCTACTTTTATGTACGTCTCTACTTAATAATATAACCTCGTGTTCTTCGTAGTCGTTTATGTCGTTAATAAAACTGTTTAGAATTGGACCGACATTTTTATATGATTGGTCAGCGTGTGCGAATATTTCCATTGGACTCTCGCTGTATAGAAACTTATGAAAAGCTTCCTGTGAGTCAAACTTGAAAAAACTGGCTAAGTCAAAGTCTTCTACTTTAACATCTTCTAAATCTTCACCGTAATATTTCTTATAAACGTACTTTAGTTGACCTACATAGTCTCTAATTACTTCGTTTAATGTTATTCCTATCTGAGCCATTTTTTATTTTTAATATACCACCTAAAAATAAAAAAGGTATATCTTTTTATTTATTATTCACTTTTAGTGAAAATTGGTTATAATTTATTATTATAAATGAGAGATTATTATGTGGACTACAATGCAAGAAAAGAAATTAAAAGAAATTTATTCAAATAAAACTAATTTAGAAATAGCAACAATTTTGAATAAGTCTAAATCTTCAATTGACAATAAAGGGTATAGATTGGGTTTAAAAAAAAGTGAAAAATTTTTATTATGGAGAAATAAAAAAGGTCACAAAACTAAAATAAATCTAGGTTATAGAGATTTAAATTATAATGAATTAAAAAAAATTTTTAATAAATATACTTCAATAAGAGAATTAAAAGAGTTTGATGAGCCAGCTTATCAATCTGCTCGTTTAAAAGGTTATTTAGATGAATTAACGTCTCATATGACCCCATTTAAATATAGTATCCCACAGATGATTTTAGAAGACTTAATGAATCAACTTTTAAATTTAAAAGCATCATATAACAATCGAAAAATAATTAAACCATATGAACTAGATTTATATTACAAAGAATATAAATTGGCTTTTGAGTATCAGGGTAAATATTGGCATACTTTAGAAAATAATGATGAATTAAAAATATCTTTAACCAAGAATAAAAATATCACATTGATTCATATTTACGAAAAAAGTAGAAATTATATTAAAGATATTAAGAAACAAATTAATGATAATCTTAAACTAATAAATAAAACCACTGACTTAACTTTAAGAGAAGATGATGTTAACAAAATAAAAATAAATAATGTATATAATAAAATATATAATAAACAAAAATTATTTAAATTATGTAAAAAATATAATTCGTTTAATGAATTTAAAAATAAACATGAGAAAGAATATAGAATGTTGTTGAAACTTAAAATTGTTGATGAAGCCGCTAAACATATGCCTGATAAAAAGTCTAATATTAAATTAACAATAAATGAATTAAAAAAAATTATAAATAAATATAATAATTTAACGGATTTTAGAAAAAATGAATTGAGGATTTACAAACATTTAAAAAGGACTAATAAAGATTATCTCATATCACATCTTAAACGTGAATAATGTTATTCCTATTTTCATATTATTATTGTACGTATTTTTTGTCTAAAGTGAACAGAATGTCTTTATTATTTATCCATTACTTTATTTTCTACTTTATAGTTGATAAGCATTTTGGTTATCAATGGATTTCTTACAATGTCGTTTTCATTAAATTCAAAAAACCCTAACTCTTCAATAAACTTATGTCTATTGATAGCGTCATATAATCCACTTTGTTTACTGTCTTTGTATCTATCTGATTGGTCCATATCACCTGAGATGATGTATTTAGACCCATACCCTATCCTTGTCAATAGAGTTTTCATTTGAGAAGGTGACATATTTTGAGCTTCTTCCATAACCAATATGGAATTATCAATTGATTTACCCCTAAGGAAGCCCAGCGGTTCAATCATAATCTCTTCAGACTCTTCTAATTTTAGTCTATTTGGTTTACCTATTATTTTGTCTACGATATCAATTGATGATGCCATATGAGGTGCCATCTTTTCTTTTAAATCACCTGGTAAGAAACCTAGGTTTTCTTCAGCTTCTACAGCTGGTTTAACAATTAATATCTTATTGAATGAATTATCTCCATCTTGAAGTAGTTTCAAAGCTACGGCCATTGCCACATAACTTTTACCTACACCAGATGGACCTGAGCAGAATATGATTTCTTTTTCTTTAATTAAATTAGCATATTCTTTTTGTTTAACATTCTTACACTTTAAGGTAACTCTTTTAGTTAGTATCTTACTTGTCGGCTTACTTCTAGTAGCCTTTTGGTCTCTTTCTGTTTTTTCTGTCTTTTTTGGTTGTCTCTTTGCCATAAAAAAATGCGAGGCTTTTTTTAACCTCGCATTTAATATATGTATAAAAAATAAAAACTAAACCATTAACTAGATTTTTTACTCTCTTTATTCCTATAACGCTCTTCTAAAGCTTCTTGCCTGTATTTATCAAAAATGAATCTACCATTGACTTCTGGTGTGGCTAAAAACTTTAACACATAGTGACCATTGTGTTCAATTATTTTGTCAAATTTATTTATAACATAAGAATATTCCATGCCATTATCGGCGCCTATTGCTCTATCAGTTATAAAATCAACGCCGTTTATATCTAACATATTCACAGCTCTAGGGTTTTTACTTATCTTTTTAACCTCACTCAACATCAATCTACTTTTTCTGTTGTATTCGTCAGGATATTTAGAAATATAAAACTCTAATAACTTACTTTCATCATTTATATTCCTAATCACTAATTTTTTAGCGTACTCTTCAATTTCAAATTTAGGTTTTAATTCTCTGGTAATGTTTATTGACCTACCAGTTTTCATATCAGACACCATATCGTGAAATGATATCTCACCTACCGTTGACCCGTCACCTTCCATTCCAATAAGGTCAAATTTATCGTTGTTTTTTTCATATTCTTCAATTTCTTTTTCCTTTAAAATTTTTAGACTTTCATTAGATATTTCATCATATGTAGATTTTGTTGTTTCCTCGTTATTAATAACTAACTCAACTTCATAATCGTCATACGAATCAACATTAACCTTTTTAAGGTTTCTTTTTTCGGAAGTAGTAGTTTCAGTTATTGGTATACCGTCTTCGTCATAACCACTTATCTTAGTTTTAAAATTTTCACTCTCATTTAATACTTTATAAGTTCTCCACCTTAAATCTTTTACTTCAGTCGTTATTTCACCCTTTAATAAGGCGTCGGCCATGGTACCTTGGTTCATAGTTTGAGATAATAAGCTTTCGCTATCAAACCCACCCGACTCTTTATTGAGTGAAGATTTTTCTACTTTAGACAATGCTAATGAAAGCATAGCCATTTTTCTTTTAAATTTATCTATCATATACCTATTATTTTTTTTAAATCTGAAACATTATATTTTTCGAAAAACTTGTACTCTTTATTAATTGATTTTTTATACTTCTCGAAAAGGTTGTTCTCATTACATTTAACCTTAGTTTCATGCCAAGTGTTTTGATACCTATCAATTTTCTTGACACTGTTAAGTGGTAAATATTTAACCCCGTAACTGTTAGCTACCATCATTAAGTGTAGGCTAGTACCAATGCACATATTACTATTAGCAATTACCTTAGTTATATTGATTATGTTTTTATCCTTAAATAATTTGACGTTGGGTAGATTGATTTCTTTTTCCAACTCAGCCAATATTTTGTCGTCGTCATGTTCGTTACAATAAGCCACTGGTAATAGTATTACGTTTTCTACTTCACTTAACTTTATTATTTCATTCTTCAACACCTCCTTAGATTCGAATTTAGCTTTACCCACTTGAATAACAACGTAGTCATCAAACAAATCATTTGTTAAGCTTTCTAAATTTAGTATTTCTCTAGTGAATTGACCTAAGTCTGGAAATGTTTTTACATTCTTAACACCTTTTTCTTTAACTAAGAAAGATGTCAGTGAATCTCTAGCGTATACAATATCACCTTCATTAAATAATTTAGCTACTTGTGGTGCATTTGGCATTACACCACCAAATGATATAAACTTAACACTAAGATTTATATCCGAATCAAACAGTGATTTATCCACCATAAAAGGATACCTTAAAGTTCTGTCTATTGATTTTTTAAGGTTGTTATCTATAAAAGACTTTAAGCCACCATAAGCAGAGTTTAAAAACTCACCACCTCCAACGTATATTGTAACATCAGTGTAAATTTTACTTATTTCAATCATCTTACTGACTGGTATAACAACCCCACCTCCTAACTCTGTCATATCAATGTCCACCAACCCAACATAGTAAAAGTCAACGTCTTTATCAGCATAAAGTTTGTTTAATAAATTACCATATAATATATCACCATAGTTATGTCTATCATGGGGTGCTAGACTAAAAATTGCAGTTCTTTTACTCATTAATTTTAAAATATTTGTTTGACCTAATGTCATCTTTTATATAGTGTGGTTTAAAATCATTTTTCCAAGCAACATAATTAAATGATAATTGGTCTCTAAAACTTCCTTTTATAATTTCACTCCACCATTCATCCATAATTTTATTAATTAAGTCTGTATTCTTTCTTAATAAAACCCCGCCACATATTAAACCATTATTTTTCGGAAATCCTTCTGATTTATACTCACCTATTTGTTTATTGATTGTTGATTTCTTATCTAAACCTTGAGACATGACCACTTTAGCTTCGTCATATATGCAATCTCTTTTATCAAATGTAGTGTGATTATGGTCAAAAACAACCATTTCATTTTTATTATACAATTCAATGAATTCGACTATATTTTTAGTTTTAATACTACCATCAACCCAAATTGTTGTATCATACTCAGGTAAGAATTTATGTGGTAAAAGTTTAAATTGTTTGGCATTCAATACACTACTATTGAATTCTTCACCTTTAGATTTTCTTATTTCCCAACCTTTATAATACTTAGGGGTAATGTCATAATCTGTGTACATTATGTTACTAACACCATCAATTTCAGGTACCTCAAGTATTTTATTTTTATTTCCGTAAATAGCGCTATATATTACAATCATTTTAGTTTTTCTTTGATTAAATTATGTAAGTTGACGTTACTAGTTGTTAAGTCTTTACAATATAACTCTACATTTATGTTATTACTTTTTAATAGGTTGACATAATAATTAAATTTATCCTTTATTTCACCCACTTTTTTTATATCCACACCAACGTGTGACCCTAAAAAAATCTTAAAATCTTTATGAATCTTTTTATTGATAATGTCTTCCATAAGTGGTAATTCGGCACCTTCTATATTAAACCTTAGTATATTGAAATTGTTCTTATAATTTGTTACATTTTTAATCATCCAGTCAGCGAATGAAACACTTTTAACTTCAATAAAATTTTTAGCGTCAACATTATTTTTACTTTCGTATATTGAATTTCCCTGACCGCTTTTTTCTAGAAAAAGTTTAACGTAAGAATCACTATTAGAAATTGCTAAATTATTTATGTTAACGTTATTGTTATCACTAAACAACTCACATATATTTTCGTAAAACGGTTGATACGCCTCAAACCCATAAATGTATGGGTCAACGTTTAAACCTTTAATATCTTCTAAAAACATTAAGGATTCAGCTCCATCAAACATGCCTAAATCAAAAAAATTGACCCTAGTTTTCATATCAATTTTTATTAAATTCTGGCTAATACGGTTAAACCGTTATTATTTTTATAATGTTTTTCAATAACCCAACTTTTATTTACTTCTAAAAAATCTTCGACCGCTGTCATTAGACCAACTTTACCCTTTTTCATTTCTTTCAATGTTTGTGAGGCATGTGAGTATATACTTTCATCTTTCCTACCAAAGCTTTCGGTGTCATGTAGGATGATGTAGTTGGTTACCTTACCCTCGTGCAACTCCAATTCTTTACTTAATTGATTGTAGGTGTGTAGCGTGTCAATAAATAACATTTGAGTTTCTTCAATCTCAATGTTAAGTGTATCACCTAGAATAAAACTGAAATCTATCTCAGATGCTTCTAATAAGTTTACAGCTTTCAACATGTCATATGTTTTAGTAATGTCATATGATATCATTTTCTTTGGGTTAGCGACTCCTATTGCAATAGTAGAAGCACCCCATCTAACACCCATTTCCGTTACATGGTCAACTTCACTAGCGTACTTGCGTATAACAGGTAAGTGTTCATAAATGTCTTTTGATTTATAGACTATTGGTTTTGATTTATAACCTTTATATAATTCTTCAATTTTTTCCATTTTAATTTTTAAATTCTTTGTAAGTTGGTTTTATGTTACTAAATTCATAATTTATTTTTAAATAATGTTTAAAACCTAAATCTTTATAGGTTTTTATATCCTCCACACCAGTAGTTCTCATGAACTTTTTAGATTGACCCTCATAGTGTATTATCGGAGAGCTGACTATGTATGCTAAATCAAAGCCTTTTAAATATGTTTGGTGAAATAAAAAGTCGTCACCGCAATATATTTTTAATTCTTCTGGTATTTGCGTGAAACATTCTTTTCTTATTGTGTAATCCCAACCTTGCATGTATTTAAATTTGGGAACAATAGCATACATTAGTTTAGATTTAACATGGCTGTAATGAGGGTGATTTGTTGCGTGAACAGCAATACCAACTTCTTCCTCTTTGTGGAAGGTCTCAATAGTATCTAAAATAAAGTTTTTTGGTATTCTTACATCGTTGTTTAAAAAACATAACAAATCTTCATCGTAGGTGTTGGCAAACCAGTTCCACATTTTATTAACTGGTTCATTGTTTTCGTTAAAAATAATTTCAAACCTACTATCATTTATAGACTCTAAAAATTCTCTATTACCTTCTTCAGTTGAATCTTGGTCGATTATGGTTACTTTAAAATTAAAATGGGCCTGCGCTCTCAAATCTGAAACACAGTCCCTTATAAAATTTAAGTTATTTAAGTTTAATATTAAAACTCTTATTGTCATTATTTTAAAACTTCTTTATATTCTTCTAGTATTTTATCAGCCACTTCACCACTTTTAAATTTATCAATATATTCTGGAACTTCGTGAAAGCTTTTACCTTTTATTTTACCTTTGTTATCAACGTCGTAAATCCAACCACCTTTACCACACATCCATCCTTCAATGGTGGTTCTACCTAAAAGTATTCCAGCGGTTTCGTCGGCCATATTCATATATTTTTCTACATTACTTTGAATACCAAGATATAGTACGTGGTCTTGTCCGTTAGCTATGTCGTCAAAATTAATACCGTTTTCTTTACCTATTACCCACAACTCACCGTTTTCTTCTTTAGTTCTTTTAATGAGGTCTAAGAGCATATCTTTTCTAAGATAGTCAATCGTCCCTACAAACAGAGTAATCTTCTTGTCGGTCTTAGAATCAACCTCTACAGGTTTAAAACGTGTTTCATCGATAGGGTTATAAATGATTTCTATTTTTTCCTCAGGTATATCGTGCTCTTTAGTGATATACTCCTTTATTTCAGGCCTGATAGCTATATATTTCTTAACGTTATCAGATAAAACTGGGTGTTCTAAACTAATAACTTCAGAATGAATTGAAGACACTATTGGTATCTCAGGGTATATCTTAGCCATTAATTTTGTTACTGGTGTGTGACTTGAATGAATTATGTCAATATTAACTTGACCTACTCTATATAGCTTGTTTGCTTCGGAAGGTGTTAATTTACCGTCATTACCTTGTATTTGCCATTTACCATCACCTCTTTTGAAACCTAAGGGTTCGCTAATGTCAACTAATTTAATTCCGTGTGTTAAGGCTTGTTGTGCTATTTTACCACCTATGTTAGAACATATAGTAACGTTGTGTCCTTTTTTAACTAGTGCTTTGGCCAGTTCGTAATTATACAATTCGGAACCCGTGTAACTGTTGAAGTTAATGCAACTAATCATTATATTAAAGCTATGATTGTCGCTAAATTCTCTGTCTATTTTGATAGGTAATTTATCTTTATATTCCTCAGCAAAATTCTTTCTATTCTCTTCCCATTCATTATTTGTTTCACCTATGGACATGTGAGTGATTGAAATGTCTGTATGCACTCCTACTTTAACACCATCTAAAAAGTTTCTAAAACAAAAATCAATGTCGTAGAAATGGAACCCTTCTACGTCTTCGTTAAATATTTTTTCAAGTCTAGATTTCATCACAGAAAAGAAAACACCGTCTACTGTAACAACATCTTCAACCCCTTTATTTAAATCCTCACTATATTTAGATTCCCATTGCTTACCTTTGTGTGAATGCCATACACGCCCGTACATGGACTTTGGGTCCGTCCACCACTTACCATTTGAATGTAAGTATTTTGTACCAGCAACACCCAATATACCATAATCAGTCTTATCGTAATGTCTCTTCATCTTTTTAGCCATTTGCTTCGTTTTAACTTCAATATCATCGTGGCAAAAAACAACAATGTCGAACTTAGCCTTATCTAGCAACTTATTATAAGCTTTAGTTAAGGATTCTCCATTGTTTATATATTCAATTACTTCAACTTTAGGGTGACCAGCCATTTTCTTTAAGTGGTCTATATGCTTTTGGTTATGTTCTCTGGTACAGAATACTATACTTATCACTTACTAATTATTTATTTATTTTTAACGAAAACCCCATTAACCATTTTACCAGTTCTTTTTGAGATTGTATCATATGCTAATTCTAAGGCCTTTACAATATCAATATTTTGCATCTTAGCTTGAATTATCAATGTTACTAGAATATCACCAATACTATCTTCTATTTCAAAATCGGTGTTCTTAGTTTCACCTTTTGAGTTTACAAACTCAAACAAACCTTCATCTTGCGCTTCCAAAGCTTCAGTCAATTCCTCAACCTCTTCTTTCGTTTTACCAAGTTGACTTTTAGGTGTGGCGATGTTAAGGATTCCCTTATTATCAGCCCATTCAATTACCTTTTCATTTAATTCTTTAAACTCCATATTAATCTTGATTTCTTTCTGCAATCTTCTTTTCTTCCATGATTGCTAATTTAACTGCCATTTTTAAAACATCCCCAGCGGTAGTGTTATACCATTCAGATTGTGTATCACCTGATTTATCAAAGTTAATGATAGAAGCGTATTCTTCTTCAGTTAATTCGACACCATTACTAAGAGCGTAATAACCTGAACGTTCACCAACTCTCATTGATATAAGGTCTTCGTTAAATTTATACATCTTACCTTGGTTTTCTCTATGCCAATCTGAAGTTTCTGGAATGTATAATTTAGCTTTACCTATTGAATGAAGCAAGATTATCTTAAATAAAGAAACCTCATCAATTTTCAATTCATCAATAAGGTTATTTTTATTAATTAAATAACCATGCTTCATAACTCTTAAAGTATGGTCAATTAAACCTCCTTCAAATGCGTTATGTAACTTAACTAAAGTTGAAGCTGGTGCTTCAATAAAGTCGCTACCTAAGAAATCTTCTAACTCAGGTGTCAAGAACCCATATTCCTTTGCTGTCTCTACATACTTCTTAGTATTAGAGACAATTTTACTCTTTTTTAAACTCATATTAATTTATTTTAATCAAATATACTATTTTAAACACTTTTAGACAAGGTTATTGTTCTTCAGATATATCATTTAATTCACGCATTTTTCTATCCATGATAAATTATTCGTTTGACGTTATTTTCAGTAAAAAGTCCGTGTATTTTTCTTCTTCAACTTCCTTATCTTCAGGTTTTACTTCTTTACCTATAATGGTGTAAAACAAGTTTTTAAAATAGCGACCTATTTTCTTTAATATTTCCATTTTATTTTTCCTTTAATAATTTCTTATAGTAATCAGCCCTTTCTTTTGTTACAACATCTAAACTATATTTGTCCTTTACCGTATTATAAAGATTGTCACCGAAAGTTTTTATCATTTCTGGCTCTTGAATGAGTCTTTTAAGGTACTGATACCAAGATTTATGATTCTTATGTGAATCAACTAGAAAACCATTTTTACTTGTGTCAATCTCACCGCCTCTAACGTATGCGTTATCGACATCTAAAGTATAAGGTCCAAAGTTTTGAGCAATCAATGCTTTTTTATGGAACCCGCTTTCAATGACCTTTAATTGACTTTTAACTTTATTGAAAGTATTATCAACTAAAGGTGCTAAAGATATATCAAATAAATTGTAGTTGGTTGCATAACTACTAATTGGTTTGGTCCATACTCTTCTGTATGGTTCATTTTCTACGCCTTCGAATTCCTGTGTGACAAATCTATTTAAATGGTCTTTGTATCCAGGACTTATTGTACTGTAGTTATCAGTGAATATTTTTTCATATTGAACCCATACTGTTTCCTCTGGTTTGACATCTCTTTGTGTGGTTTCGCCAGTTTCTTTATTAATCATATTAACTTTACCTCTAATGTCAAACCCACAAATAACAAATTGTATTTTATCTAATAAACCATCAGACTTCAATTTAGTTACTAATTTGTTCAATAGTTGTAAATCATTTAAGTGGCTACTACCACCTAACCATCCTATCCTTATTTTATCAGAAGGTTCAGGGTTAGGAATGAATTGTTTTTCATTAGGGTCAATAGCGTTAGGTAAAACTTTAACGCTTTTATTAACCTTTTTAATTTCGTCAGCAAAAATGGATGTAGTTGTAGTTACGTTTTCTGCTGTTTTAATATTATTACGTATCTTTACATCCAAATCATTATTTTTTATTATGTGATAAGCTGGATGACTCATCTCAGGTAACCAATAGTCATCTAAATCCATTATAGTAACTATTCCTAGTGAGTTTAAATGTTTAACTAAATCTTCCATATGTCCATAATCACCTAACGTTCTATGATAATGAATAATATCGTATTGCTTCAACCACTCATCGTTATTTAATTGAGGTTCGTAATCTATATCTACGTGAAATTCTTCTGGGTACATTTGTTCTAGATGTACGTGAGGTTTAGTTGACCTATAATAACTTACACCAGTTCGGTCAGAAGGTACTACAAGGACCTTAATCTTTTTGCTATTTGTTTTTTCCATATACTTAAGTTCAATTCTTCGTTAAACATACTAAAAATATAGTATTAAGTAAAGTGTTTAGGTAGAGTTTTTTAACATAAAAAAACCCCACTATTGAGTGAGGTTTGATTTTATATTTAGTATATAAGTTACTTAGTTTTTGACTTAACTTTCAATTTACCTTCTTTTATTAAGGTATTTATTGTCTTTTTAATTGTATTCTCTGTTAAGTTTTTAGTAAATGTTTTTGACATAAAATTCATCAAAGCATCGTCTATCTTCTTATCTAACTCTGCCTCAGTCATAGTAATTAATCTCTGACCACTAGAGTTAGTGATGTAAGATTCATTGACTTGATTAGTTTGCGTTTGTGTCTGCGGCTGACTCTGCTGAGGTTGAGCTGTTGGTTGTTGGTTTTTATTTAATAACTCTTGAACATCTTCTAATGAAAATGATGGATTACCATCAGGGTTCATATCCATTTTAGGTATTGGGTTATTAATCATAGCCTCTTTTATATTATCAGGCATTTTACTAGTTCCTAGGTTTTTATATTGACCACTACTTTGAGAAGCATTATTGGTGTATTGAGGTGTGGGTTGTGGTGTAGCACCTTCAGGTAGACTTTCAAGTAACTCACCACTTTGAGCCATACTTCTATTAACCTTCTCTGGGTCAACTTTAAAATTACTATCGTTGACTTTATCCATTACTTGCTTAGCACCACTAAGCATTTCCATTAATTTAGTTTTTTGTTCACTCATTTCTTTACTTATTAAAATTTGATATTGTTACACCACCACCAAAACTTAGAGTTTTATCGTGTGGTTTGAAATCTTCCGCATCACTACCAGCTCTATCAGAAACTGGATTGTTAAATTTAAAGTTAGTTGGTTCCCACTCGACGATTCTATCCAATCTAAGTGTTTTCCATCCACGACCATTTGGTCCTGACAATTGGTAAACCCTTATTGCGTTGTTATTACCATAGGTTGTACCAAAATTATAAACTTCACAATACCTTTTCATATTTTGAGACCCATCATTCTTACCATTATTATATTTAATATTTACGGTGTAGTGTTTCTCAATAGCATCCATAACCTTTTCGATTTCAGTTGCTTCTAATATAACTTGTTCATATAAATTGTAAAGCTTTAACATATTTTTAATCTATAATTACTTGACCTGTGTTACCTTCAGTATTAGGTGTTGTGTAACTATTCTCTTCACTGTAGGTGTTTGTTGCTACGTTAGCGATTCTACCAGAACCAGCTATACTAGGAGCACCAAAAATGTCATAAGCACCACCACCATTATACGTATCAAATGGTATGCCTGTTCCTTTACCATAAATAGGTGTTTGTTCATCACTTCTAGCTCTTGTGTGAGTTGATGAATACTGATTACTTAAACCAAAGTTATTGTAAGTGTTGTTTGTAATTAATTGTTGTCTAGCTGCATTAGCTGCTTTTTCTAATTCGTTTGCCATAATATTTGTTTTTATTTACTCATGTACTCTATTAAATATTTAATAGATTTTATTTCTCTATTATACGCCTCATTTTTTCTATCACTAGATTTGTATACTTCATCCCCAGTCATTACTTTATCAAAAGTACTACCTTTGGTGACGTCAATAAGGCCACCGTCTGGATTTGTTGGGTTTGCATTATCATTATCCTTTTCATGTGTTTTAATGAATTGGTTTTCCAGACCACCATCCATTTTAACTTTCTTTTCTTTCTTAATGCTTTCAGTGTCTTGCTTTAAAGTATCTTCAACCCAATTTTTAGTTACTTTACCACCAATTAACTTAAACTCATCATCATTATTATCGTTATTAGTAAAATAATTTTTAAGTCTATTCATTTGACTATATGAGACCTCTCTATTATTTACAATATCTTTAGCTCTTTTCACTCCTTTACCTTGCTTATCATTTATATCAACGGTTTTTAAACCTTGTTTGATTTTATTATAAACCTTATCGGGTACAGTGTAAACTTTGCTATTTAAATCTTTATTAGGCATTATTTTCTAATTTTTGATTTATGATTTTTAATATTAATTCAACTTGGTTTTTACTTAAGTTATTGTTATCAACAGTCTCAATTAAATCAGTTACCTTTCTAGCTACGTTAGATGGTAGTTCGTTTATGTCCGACACATCGTTTTTATTAAAATCTGTTAAGGTATCAGTTTTACTTAAGTCTGGTGTAGATATATTTTCTAATAATTTTAACATTTTATTTTTAGCTAATTTATCTATTGACTCTGTAGATACCGCATTACCTGCCGCATTAACAGCATCTACATTAAATAAGTACCTATTAGGTTGAATCGCCTTTGTGTTAAAATCATCTGTAGTCGCTTGTGGTGCGGTTTTTATTTGACTAGTGTTCAAATTTTTATCATCACTACCAATACTACCACCAACCGAATTGACTAGCTCATCTAACTCAACTTCAGCGTTATTATCTATTTTACCTATATATTTTTTAATATCTTTTTTCTTCAAAGTTTGCATAAGTCACTTTTTATATAAATATAAAGGAAAACGATAATATTTATATAAAAATACATATTCATGGCTTTTGTTACCAAAGTTGATTATTCAGATAATAGGCAAGTCAAACAATTTCAGTTAACTAATACAAAACTTTCTGGTAGTACCCAGTTTGGTGTGACGTATAGTGCGTTAACTGGTGGTGTTGATGAGTCTACTGTTGTAACCATAGGTACTTTGGCCGACATAAACTCTACCTTCTCTGGTAACAGTCAAGAAACCATATTCTTCTTTGGTGATTCTAGGATGAACCCTGCTGTTGAAGGAATTACTCCTATTACTGACGAAAACAGCGGTGATGTACAAACTGTAATAGGTTTTGAAGGTAACGACTTTATAGAGGTAGATGGTAATATTGTTTACGAAAATTATACTGGTGTAACATTTGATTTAACTGTTACATCTATAAGAGAAATTAATACAGGTGAGTTTACGGGTACTACTAATTCACAAGTAGTCACGCTTTTAAGTGGTAGTTCTTTGGATTTTAGTGAGCGTACTATATGGGTCGATGTTAAAGGTATTACCAGAAGTGAAAAATTAATTTTAGTTGATGAACCCGCTCTTGATAACTCGTTAAGTAAGGTACTGGCTAGAGATTCTGAAGGTGAAATAAGGAGTGTTGATAGAAATGATATTAGTGGTGTCACCTATAATGAACTAAATAACACATTAACATTAGAGAGGAGTGGTAACGCCCCTGATTTAACTACAATAATACCTTCATATTCCTCTTCTTCAGATGATAATGATTACGTCACTGGTGCAACCATTAATAACGATATTCTTGAGTTTACTAGATTAAGTGGGGGTACTTTTACTTTGGATTTAAACGATACCTTTATTCCTTATCAAGGCGCTAATTCAACAATTAATTTAAATCAACAAGACGTCTTAAATGTCGATGATATTACGGCTAATTCTTTTATAACTGATGGTGGTAACTCAAATCAGTTCGTTAAAGGAGATGGTTCTTTGGATAGTACTTCTTATGTGACTGGTACAACTACAGACATAACTAATTGGAATGAAGCTTACGCTGATAAAATAAATTCAATAAGTGTAAGTGGTACCACAGTCAAAACAATCACCTTAACGACTCAGAGTGGGGATACTTTGTCAGCCGACTTTAATGATACTGATACAACTTACACCGCTGGTGGTGGTCTAACGTTAGTAGGAACAGAATTTAGTCATGATGATACTTCATCACAAAACTCTAGTATAAATGCTGGTAGGACCTACATTCAAAGCCTTGAGATAGATGATTTTGGTCATATAACGGGTTTAAGTGCAGTCACAGAAACTACACCTGATACAACTTACGATTTAGATGTTATTGATTCTGGTCCAAACCCAATTATTAGGTTGAGTGGTAGTGATTTAAGTGAAGACGATGTTAATTTAATTGGTGGTTCTAATGTTATATTAAGTGCGTCAGGGGATACAATTACTATTGAGTCAACTGATACCGACACTACTTATACCGCTGGTGATGGAATAATTTTAAATAACACCGAATTTAGTCATGATGATACCTCATCTTTAACCTCAACAAATAACTCTAATAGAACTTACATACAAAATATTGAAGTTGATGGATTCGGTCATATAACTGGTGTTACAACAGCAGATGAAACGCTAGTTGATACCAACGATTATGTAAATGATGTCTCATTTAATACATCTACTGGTGAGTTTACTTTAACCACTTTGAGTGGTAATACAATAACTGAAAATTTGGATGGTAGATACCTAACAGGATTTACCGACACTAATACAACTTATACCGCTGGTGATGCTATTGATTTAATTGGCACTGAATTTAATCATGCCGATACTTCATCTCAGAACTCAACTAATAATTCTGGTAGGACGTACATTCAAAACATAGAACTAGATGATTTTGGTCACATAACAGGACTTACAACAGCGAGTGAAACATTTGTTAATACTAATACGACTTATAATACTAGTGTTGTAAACTCTGGGTCTGATGCTATTATTAGATTGAGTGGTAGTGATGTAACGACTGATGACATTACATTAGTAGCTGGTAATAACATCACTTTAACGCCATCAGGTGATGATATTACCATTGAGTCAACTAATACTGACACTACTTATACTGCTGGTGATGGAATCAACTTGGTTGGTACCGAGTTTAATCACGATGATACCTCAACTGAGACTTCTAGCGTTAATGCTGATAGAACTTACATACAAAGTATTGAGCTTGATGATTTTGGTCATATAACCAATATATTAACAGGTACAGAAACTGTTGTTAATACAGATACTACATATACTGCTGGTGGTGGAATAGACCTAGTAGGTGCAGAGTTTAGTCATGCGGATACTTCCACACAAGGTTCTAGTACTAACGGTGGTAGAACATACATCCAAACCATTGAGCTTGATGATTTTGGCCATATAACTGATTTAACCACTAGTACTGAAACAGTAGTGAACACCGATACTAACACAACTTACGCTACTAGTGTTATTAATTCTGGTTCTGACGCTATTATTAGGTTGAGTGGTAGTGATACGAGTCAGGATGATATCAGGTTAATAGGTGGTTCTAATGTTATATTAAGTGCGTCAGGTGATAACATCACCATTGAATCGACCGACACTAATACAACTTATACCGCTGGTGATGGTATAATTTTGAATAACACCGAATTTAGTCACGATGATACTTCATCTTTAACATCAACTAACAACTCTAATAGGACTTATATACAAAATATTGAAGTCGACGGTTTTGGTCACATAACGGGAGTTACAACAGCGAGTGAAACCGTTGTTGATACTGATACAACTTATACCGCTGGTGATGCCATTAGTTTAGTTGGTACTAAATTTAATCACGCAGATACTTCATCTTTAACCTCAACAAATAACTCTAATAGAACTTACATACAAAATATTGAAGTTGATGACTTTGGTCACATAACAGGACTTACAACGGCAGATGAAATCGTTATTAATACAGATACAAACACCACCTACACCGCTGGTAATGGAATCAACCTAGTTGGAACTGAATTTAGTCATGAGGATACTTCATCTTTAACCTCAACAAATAATACTGATAGAACTTACATACAAAATATTGAGGTTGATGGCTTTGGTCATATAACTGGTGTTACTACTAGTAGTGAGACAGTTGTAAATACAGATACAAATACCACTTACACCGCTGGTGATGGTATTAACCTAGTAGGAACTGAATTTAACCATGAGGATACTTCTTCTTTAATATCAACAAATAATACTGATAGAACTTACATACAAAATATTGAAGTTGATGACTTTGGTCACATAACGGGAGTTACGACAGGGAGTGAAACAGTAGTTGATACAACTTATACTGCTGGTGATGGTATTAACTTAGTAGGAACTGAATTTAGTCATGAAGATACTTCATCTTTAACCTCAACAAATAATACTGATAGGACTTATATCCAAAATATTGAGGTAGATGACTTTGGTCATATAACTGGTGTTACGACAGGGAGTGAAACAGTAACTAATACAGATACAACTTATACTGCTGGTGATGGAATCAACTTAGTTGGAACGGAATTTAGTCATGAAGATACTTCTTCTTTAACCTCAACAAACAATTCTGATAGAACTTATATACAAAATATTGAAGTTGATACGTTTGGTCACATAACTGGTGTTACGACATCAAGTGAGACAGTAGTTGATACAACTTATGCTGCTGGTGATGGTATCAACCTAGTAGGAACAGAATTTAGTCACGATGATACTTCATCTTTAATATCAACAAATAATACTAATAGAACCTACATACAAAATATTGAGGTTGATGACTTTGGTCATATAACTGGTGTTACGACATCAAGTGAGACAGTTGTAAATACGGATACAGATACAACTTATACCGCTGGTAATGGTATAATTTTGAATAACACCGAATTTAGTCACGATGATACTTCATCTTTAACCTCAACTAACAATTCTGATAGGACTTATATACAAAATATTGAAGTTGATGACTTTGGTCACATAACTGGAGTTACAACAGCGAGTGAAACCGTTGTTGATACAAACACCACCTACACCGCTGGTGATGGAATAAACCTAGTTGGAACTGAATTTAACCATGAGGATACTTCTTCTTTAGCCTCAACTAACAACTCTAATAGGACTTACATACAAAATATTGAAGTTGATGACTTTGGTCACATAACGGGACTTACAACGGCAGATGAAATCGTTATTAATACGGATACAACTTATACCGCTGGTAATGGTATTAACCTAGTTGGAACTGAATTTAGTCATGAAGATACTTCATCTTTAACCTCAACAAATAATACTGATAGGACTTATATCCAAAATATTGAGGTAGATGACTTTGGCCATATAACTGGTGTTACGACAGGGAGTGAAACAGTGGTTGATACCACTTATACTGCTGGTGATGGTATCAACTTAGTAGGAACTGAATTTAATCATGAAGATACTTCATCTTTAACCTCAACAAATAATACTGATAGAACGTACATACAGAATATTGAGGTTGATACGTTTGGTCACATAACGGGTGTTACGACAGGAAGTGAAACAGTTGTAAATACAGATACAACTTACACCGCTGGTGATGGTATTAACTTAGTTGGAACGGAATTTAGTCATGAAGATACTTCTTCTTTAACCTCAACAAACAATTCTAATAGAACGTACATACAGAATATTGAAGTTGATACGTTTGGTCATATAACTGGTGTTACGACATCAAGTGAGACAGTAGTTGATACAACTTATGCTGCTGGTGATGGAATTAACTTAGTAGGAACGGAATTTAATCATGATGATACTTCATCTTTAGCCTCAACTAACAATTCTAATAGAACTTACATACAGAATATTGAAGTTGATGGATTTGGTCACATAACTGGTGTTACGACATCAAGTGAGACAGTAGTTGATACAAATACCACTTACACCGCTGGTGATGGTATTAACCTAGTAGGAACTGAATTTAGTCACACAGATACTTCATCTTTAACCTCAACAAATAATACTGATAGAACGTACATACAAAATATTGAGGTTGATGACTTTGGTCATATAACTGGTGTTACGACATCAAGTGAGACAGTAGTTGATACAACTTATGCTGCTGGTGATGGAATCAATCTAGTTGGAACGGAATTTAGTCATGAAGATACTTCTTCTTTAACCTCAACAAACAATTCTAATAGAACGTACATACAGAATATTGAAGTTGATGGCTTTGGTCATATAACTGGTGTTACGACAGGAAGTGAGACAGTAGTTGATACAACCTATACCGCTGGTGATGGTATCAACCTAGTAGGAACTGAATTTAATCATGATGATACTTCATCTTTAACCTCAACAAACAATTCTAATAGAACCTACATACAAAATATTGAGGTTGATGACTTTGGTCATATAACGGGACTTACAACGGCAGATGAAATCGTTATTAATACGGATACAACTTACATTGCTGGTGATGGAATCAATCTAGTTGGAACGGAATTTAGTCACGAAGATACTTCATCTTTAGCCTCAACTAACAACTCTAATAGGACATATATACAAAATATTGAAGTTGATACGTTTGGTCACATAACTGGTGTTACGACAGGAAGTGAAACAGTTGTAAATACAAATACCACTTACACCGCTGGTGATGGAATCAATCTAGTTGGAACGGAATTTAGTCACGAAGATACTTCATCTTTAACCTCAACAAACAATTCTGATAGGACTTATATACAAAATATTGAAGTCGACGGTTTTGGTCACATAACTGGAGTTACAACAGCGAGTGAAACCGTTGTTGATACAAACACCACCTACACCGCTGGTGATGGAATAAACTTAGTAGGAACGGAATTTAATCACGATGATACTTCATCTTTAATATCAACAAACAATTCTGATAGAACTTACATACAAAATATTGAAGTTGATGACTTTGGTCACATAACTGGAGTTACAACAGCGAGTGAAACCGTTATTAATACAGATACAAACACCACCTATACCGCTGGTGATGGAATAAACCTAGTAGGAACTGAATTTAATCATGAGGATACTTCATCTTTAACCTCAACAAACAATTCTGATAGGACTTATATACAAAATATTGAAGTTGATGACTTTGGTCACATAACGGGAGTTACAACAGCGAGTGAAACCGTTGTTGATACTGATACAACTTATACCGCTGGTGATGCCATTAGTTTAGTTGGAACGGAATTTAATCACGCAGATACTTCATCTTTAACCTCAACAAACAATTCTGATAGAACTTACATACAAAATATTGAAGTTGATGGCTTTGGCCATATAACTGGAGTTACGACAGGAAGTGAGACAGTTGTAAATACTGATACAAATACAACCTATACCGCTGGTAATGCCATTAGTTTAGTTGGTACTGAATTTAATCATGAAGATACTTCATCTTTAGCCTCAACAAATAATTCTGATAGGACTTATATACAGAATATTGAAGTTGATGGCTTTGGCCATATAACTGGAGTTACGACAGGAAGTGAAACAGTGGTAAA